TAAAACGCATCGAGGATTTCCTGCTCTTTCTTCTCGATCATGGCGTCGTTGACGATGACGTTGTCCTTCACATCGACCTGCGACGGCTTGGAGTTGGGCTGGTTCGGATCAAAATAGATCACTGAACCCTGCTCATTTGAAATTCTTCGGGTGCTTCCATCATTCGGAGCCGTCCACGGAGGGTTGCTCACCCGTTCAGCGGCACGCATGCGGGTCGCTTCCATGGAATTGACCATCGGGAATGTCGCATGGACTTCCATGGCACAGGAACGACCGTACTTCTCATAGTTGTTCCGGTAGAACCGCCCAACGGCGTAAGGCATTTCGTCGTATCCGCTCTCTTTGACGAGGCTGTCAGTGATCTGGAGGCAGACGTAGTAGGAGGCAATAGGCTTTTTGAGTTTATCGACACTGCCAATCTCCACCTCTCTGGTTCGGGGCATAACGAAATGCACGAAAGTGTATTTCTTGTCGGAGCGGCTCGGGTTCCCCGCATCGTCCTTGATCTTGGCGGGGGTGTCTTCGCCGAACTCCTGCAACGCCTGTCGGGCTGTGAGCGTGAAATCACGGATGTAGGTGTCCACAATCCCTTTACTATTCTCAGAGATGTAGAACGAGCTGTAATAGTGCGCTCTCCAGCTTATGATCGTCTTGGGGTCGGCCTCACAGTAAATCGATGTGGTTCCGGCATAGGTGATCGAATCCACCGCTGATCCCATTTCCTCAGCAAAATTACTCTCCTCAATCGCAGACGAGAAGGTCTTCGTCGCTGACGCCACGGCCCGAGAGACTTTATCGTCGTCGAGCAGTGCGCGGTTCATCGGTACGACCCTGATCCAGTTCTTCCCCTGCGGGAACATATGGCTCATCAGTCCGGCGGTACACATGCGCCTCGCCCTGATACCGACGTCAATCATGCGGGAGGTAAGTTTGCGCTCCCCGGGCGTTGAAAGTTTGGTGATATTGTCCGCAGGCGGGTTACACCACTCAGCGGCAGTCTGAACGAGCGTGTTGAAATTGTTTCGTTCAGCGCTATTCTTTTCGCGCTTATACTGCTTGATTAAGTCGGAAGCATTGGGAGGCATATTCTAACCTTGGTTCGCGGCGGCTGGGCTCTGCGTTCTGGTTTTCCAGAGTGACATCGCGCCTTTCCGGCGTTTAAGAGATTTTCGTGCGGCGATCCCTGCGGATGCTCCGGCGGCGGCGGATTGTTCTGAAATAGGTTTCAAGCCTGCGAGCTTCTTATACATGTAGTTCTGGGCTTTTCGTCCCACGCTTCCCATGAATTGGGCTGAGGGTAGTCCGCCACCGAGGATGTACGGCATGTTGCCACCTTTTTTCATGACATTAAAAGCGGTGCTCAGCTTCGAGGGGTCGTGGGGCTTCTTGCTTCGGGTGCCGAATATGTTCGAGGACTTCCCGAAGATTGCCCTGTCCAGTAATTGACGCGTATCTGCCATGTTTTTTTCCTCGAAGCGGGTTTATTTCAAATCGTTCATCGGAGGGAATCACATAACTCCCGTTTTGTCAAGGCGATTCTACGAGTGCCAGAACACATCTCGGGACTTATCGTGTGCAATCGGAGCGAAACCGGCCATCTCCGCATAGGATTCAGCCGTATCCGATACGAAGTCGGGCAATTCGACGACTCGCGCTCCGCCCTTGAGGTAGGGACGGATCAGTTTGAGGTGGTCCGCCATGAACATGGTGCGCAAAGCGTCAGCGGCGTGGGACGTTCCTCCGCCACAGGTCTGACACGACTCCAGATGGCAGGGCTTGCGTGATGGCCGTTCGTGGTACCGCCCTAGGGTGTTGAACAAATCTTCGGTACGCGCATCGAACTTCAGCTTTTTGATGCCTCTGCGGCAGACCTCGATGTCGTCCGCTACAGACTTCGTGAGCTGGACACGCATGAAATCAAGTCCTGCGGCTTTTGCTTTGACCTTGAGATCTCCGGTCAGGGACTTCTTCGCCGCGTCGTGAGGCGCGAGATGTCCTCCGTATTTGTATCCCCTCTGCCGTACGACCTGAGCATAGTGCTCGATCTGCTGGCCGGAATTTTCATAGAAGTCAATAATACAGAAGAATCCGTCGATGATCTGAAAGAATATGATGGTGGTGAGGTCCGAGTACCCGAGATCCCACGCGGTGTAGACTGGTGACCCGTCCATGTCAATGTCGCAAATCCGCTCCTCTCCCTCCAGAATCGCCAACTCATGGCCGTAATACGACCCTTCCACCGCCGTGTTCGGGTTATTGATGTACTCCTGCCGCGCTAGGCTGAGGCTGATCATCCCTGCGTCGATCTCCGACTGGACGTTCTTGAACGGCTTACCTGTGGTGACGTCGATCATCCCCTCCAACTCAGGGTTGATGCAGATGTCCTCCTTCTCGTTGATCCAGAAATTAGTTTTGGTGTCCTCAAGCGTAAACCACTGCGAGAACCAGTCCTTCATATCCTTGGTGCGGTTGTACATCTCCCACTGGTGGTTCATCTTGGTGCGGAAGGTGCCGTTAAAAATACAGAAGGCGTCCGACTCCGTGAGGATCGGCGACAGGAACCCCGTCACCTCCGGCTTATGCAGAGAGAACTCAGAGATTCCATACCCCGCACCGCCCTGTCCCACGAACGAAAGCCCGTCAGTCCCTGCGATCTTGAGTCGACTGCCGTTTACAAGATCAATGTAGTAATCCGAGTTATTCTTCTTCTTCACGATTGAAGGAGGGCACAGAATATCGATAAGATCCCGGCCCCCTAGCGCGGCCACCTTATTATTCCACAGCGCACGCACCGCCCAAGTGAGCGTCGGGAACAGAATAAAGTAAGACCCGGGGATCTGCAACGCCTTAGTCACTACACTGGAAACAGTTATAACATCTTTCCCAGCACGGCGCGGCCAGTTCAACATGATCCGGTTTATCCCGTTATCGAACGCCCTCACGGCTCGGAACTGATACCAGCGAGGAGTTACGGCAGGGATTTGTATGGGTGAGTTAGCTGACATATGCGGCTCCTTCGTTAGGGTAACATTCGCCAGAACCACTCAATTACAGTGAGTCCAACCAGATAGAGGCAGTACAGGAGGCCAATGACTATTATGCCGCCAATGTAAATTAACCAGATATCAATGGGGTTACTCATAGCTCACCTTCCACATCATCCCCGTCCGGTAGGTTAAATCACAGGCGTATTCTTCAGGGTCGCCGCCTTCGGACAGTTTCCAACGTATGCGTTTGCCTAAAATACTCTCGAACACCACTACCAGTGACTTCATTCTTTTCCTCCTCGTGGATTTCTCCTTCCGCCGCCTTCTCGTCGAATTGACACTGGAGGCACTTAAACTCCAACAGCCCTACACAATCTACGGGGTTATCTGATGAGGCTACCGCTTGGCATGTGTGACATATTTTTCCCATGGTTTCTCCATAAAAAAGTGACGGACTTGCGGAAATTAGGTGAGCCGCCTCCACCCACAACAAACTTAACCTCATGTTCCGCTTCGAGGCAGGATCAGGGGTTATGAGCCCTGTGATCTGTAACGTAGCGCCGAAACGTCCGGATGTCAAGGGGTGGTTTCATCGAGGGTCTTAACTCAATTTTTTATTTTTGCGTTGAAGGGGTTTCTAGGTGGGGTCGTTTCGACGAATAGCGTTACGTCGGTTCGGTGAGGGTTCTTAGTAAGTCTTATCCCCTAAATATTTGAAAAGTTTGTGTAGCTCCCAATAATATCATTTTTGAGAAAACCGCTTCCGACGCACCCCCTCCGACGAACCGACGAATCGAAGAGGGGTAGGGGGGTCGAACCGCGTTTCGTCGATACGTCTCACCGTCGCAACGCATCAGCTAGTGGATGCTGTGTCTCTTCTCAGTAATGAGAAGCATTGATCGGGAGCACCAAGCAGTCGTATCGTCGAAGCGTTGAGTAGTAGCACCACTCACCAACACATAACCGAAACGACGCATCGTCGAAGCGCGTATCGAAGTGGGACATAATGGCGCACCGTCGAGTCGTGCTGTCGATCAATGAATAGGTATTGAGATACTTGATTAGGCATTGTTCCACGTGGAACATTATTGCCCGTCAAGTACGAAACGTCGAATTAGTACACCGAAACGCGTAACGACGGTACGATAATGAGCGTTTCGTAGTGAGTCTTGCGAAGAGTTCGCCGTTTCGTAGTGGGACGCATGGACGAATCGCGCAACGTCGAAACGGTTTAGTCCATACGCACACGAGGAGCGGCTCGTCGAAACGACGGTTCAGCCGAAGTGCATCTCTAAAGTTGCATGCGATGTGCGTGTTTAAGCGGGAGTCAGCTCAGGCTGTTGCATTCTTGGGCAGTCTTCGCAAAGCTCACGGTAACTCTGGACGCTGATGTTGATGTCCTGAACTGCGTTGGTAAGTCCAAACAGATCCTTCAACTGTGCGATCTCTGCCGCAGATAGGCTGTCGTTGTTCAGCTTCTTAATCAGGAACTGGCGGGTTCGGACGGTGATCTCAGCGTCTGTTGCGTTAGGAGGCAGATGAAGCACGTCCTCGTCAACAACGACCTTGGAGTCGCTTAATTCCTTCTCGACAGCGAGAAGGGCTGTTTTAGCGGTTTTAGCCTCCTTCTTGAGTGCGAGAGTATTCAATGAGATCTGAGTGCATAGAGCGTACAGAACTTTTCCCTCACCTTTCTTGGCGGCGAGTTTGATGGCGTCGAAGAGCCCCTGCTTACTAGCGATGTCAATTTCCATGAGATAATCCTCCTGAGTTGTTAGACGTAATCTAAACTAACTGAGCTCAAGTGTCAAGGCGCGGCGCGACGCGGCAGATACCACTCACCTCCGCCGAACTCCGAAACGCTAAACGCTAAACGCTAAAAGATCTCCCACACGAAACGACGAAGCATTTAACTCCCCAAACTTTCGAAGCGGCGAGAGGTTTTTATCTACATACTATATATAGAACATTTCACTCTAAAAAACGCCGAAAAACACCTGTTTGAGGCAGTCGTACCAGTCAAAAGCAAAAAACCGCCCATTCGTCGTTTTTTGGAAAAGCGACGAATGGGAGGGTAAATGGACTACTCGCCAGTCCTCCTGTAACTCCCACCATTGCAATGACTTACTACTCAGATCTCAGCCTCTTGATTTTTACTGCGCGGGTGAAAACACCCCTCTCCAACCCGCGCAGTTGCGCCGTTGCGTTAGAACGACTTACAACGATTCTGCCTCTAATCTTCACTTTTCAGCTCTTTTTCGCGTATTTCCCCTTGCCTTAGTGTGCGACCTTGTGTATCTTCCTCACATCACTTAAATACAACACCGGAGAAGAGCTATGAAACACCCAGAAATAGTAACCAAGAAAATAAAGCCCCGCTACTTGAGACCCATCGCCGCCGCTGAGTATCTCGGGATCAGCCGCCGACTACTCCAATACAGAGTCTCTGATGGCTCACTCCCCGTCATCCACTTGTCCAGTATGTGTCCCGTTTATGACATCAAGGACTTGGATAAGTTCGCGCAGTCTCGGAAGACTAGGGCAGTGAAAAAGTAAAAAGCCGTTAACCGAAAACGGTGAACGACCCAATACTTACTCCTGAATGTGTTGGTACGGTCGCACACCGAGGCAGAGATGTCAACCGGTTAACCTTAAAAAGGTTACTAATATGATTTGTACTAAATGCGGCAACGACCTCCCCTCGACATCTTTCAGACATGAGCGCAACGAATGCGCAGAGTGTGAGCTTGATGCACGGCGATCCGTGAAGCGTGGATGGTGGGGAATGTTCCTCGCTCCGGACGTCGGCCCGTCTCCTGAGACCTACGACGCGGGTGGTAAATACATACCGGCGGAGTTCTTCGACCGTGACTTCCCTAAAAAGCACATGCACATCCTTAAAGACCGCACAGGTTGTGGCGGCACAACAGCGTTCATCAATAATGCAGAAACCCTTCCAGCCCAAGAGGTTGCGGTTCTCATCGCTCCAAACATCGCTATTGCGGTGGCTCAGTTCAATGTGATTAAGTCCGAGAAGAAGAAGCTACAGTGCCGACTCCGATGCACAGTTAATGACGAGTGCAACATAGGGGAGAATTATCCGATCATATACATCTTCGTGGCTGACACGTTCCTCGAACATGCAGACAATGAAGGGCACATCGCATCGTCGAAACGTCTGCTGTTTGATGAGTCGCACGCGATCACCACCAACGCGTCATTCCGGCCATGGGTGTTCAGCGGGATCGCTAAGAAGGTTGAGGACCGATGCCATGAAGACGCTCGGATCTTCTGGCTTACTGCCACACCAACCACACCTCCGGATATCGTAATCAACACTATCGGGCCTCGGGCTCCTGATGTGTTCCACTGGTACGCA